AAAATCTGCTGCTGCTTCTCCACTTTGTTGAGAGATACCTGCAAGACCCGTTCCTACTGTAGGAATACCTGTTGATGCTACGAGTTGTTTTGAAAGGTCAACACCTATGTCTTCTATAAACTGCGGTGGACGTGTTCTAGTTTCAGTTAATGCCATTATTTAATCCTTAATTAATCCCATTCGTTGATGTGCTCGGTGATATTTTGTGACATCACTTTTATAAGTTTTCTTACCTAGACTACCTTTTACAGGAGCAGTCTTACGTTTCTCATAAACAACCCCATGTCTTGTCTTGCCTTTTTCTGTTGCGGGGTTACTACTTTTAAAATTTTTATCAGGTGTTTTTTGAATTCTTTTTAATTTATTTTTTAATTTAAAATCTGATTTTTTTTTAGGGGTTTTTGTTAATGCTTTACCCAATCCTCTTAATGCTGCTCCGACTCCTGCTACCATTATACTACCTCTTCCAATCGTTGTGATGTTTGAAACATTTCATTAGCACCTTGCATACGTTTTCCTACAGATTCTAATTCTTTCATTTGTGTATACAGCTTTTCTGCACCTAAATCAACATCTCCTTCGCCTGCTCCTCTTACAGCATCTGCTGTAAATACAAACTCATTCTTGCTTAATCTAGCTGGAACGTCATCTTTTTTCTCATACTCTCCAAGAGGTACAAAACCTCCATCTTCTCTGTAATCTTTTTCCATACCATTCATGTCTAGTAATTCTTCTGATTCACCTTCCATTACTTCGCCGCCCATAGGTCCACCTTCTTGAGCCGGAACTCTTCCCCCCATAGCATATAATAAATTACTATAAGGCATTTTACCTTGTCCACCTTTTCTTCTTGTTTCATCTACATCAAAACCTGTATTGTCTTTTGTTAATTTAGACTCATCATCTTCTTCTTCTTGAAATAAAAAGGGTGCTAAAGTGGCTGCAGTTCCTGCTATTTTAAATGGAGATAATCCACCTCCTTTATTTTTAAACATGCCACCTACCATATCTCTCCAATTAAAACCACCCCCAGTTTTTGCTGCGGCTGTTCCACCAAGTCCTGATAAAAAATTTCCACCATAATACATTAAAGCAGCTTTACCTATTGGACTCTTTACAACTTTTTTAAGTGCTTTAGTTGCTTTTTTAAATATACTTCCTAAACCATAGGCACGTCTACCATCGTCACCCATACTTCCACCGTAAGCTTTACCTACTCTTCCACCATCAGCTCTAAACGCTAGACCTAATTGGAACGGTTCTTCTTCCTCTACTTCTTCTTCTTCTTTTTTTTTTGTTATAGGAATAATTTGTTGTTCTGCACCACGTCCTTCTCCCATTGGTAATACAGGTTGATACCCATAAACATTATCAAAATCATCTTGAGATATTCTGTCTTGCCCTGCAACTTCTGCTTGGTTTTGTGCTCTTGTTAATTCTTTACCCGACATTCCATATAAACCCATGTCAAAATCAGGAGCAAAATAATCGGCTAAATCTCCTTCTGGTCCCACACCTAATTTTTTTCTAGCAGATTTGTCTAAAGTTTTTTTAGCAAAGTTAGTTCTTTTTTCACCTAAAGATTCTAAAAAAGATACTTTACCATCTTTATTATCATCATAAAGATCTAAACGTTCTTCTTCAGTTAAGTCAAGCGGTTTAGTATCCCCAATTAAAGTTGTAAATCTTTTTTGTTTTTGTTTTTTATCTGCATATAATTTTTGATTATTATTAATTAAAGTTTGAACCCTATCTTTTTCTTTTTGTTCTGCGGCTATTCGTTCTCGTTCTACTGTAGCTTTTCTGTTTTTTTCTTCTTGTGCTTCTGCGTTATCCCTAGCATCCATTGCTGCTTTAGTATCTGTAAACTGTTGTTCACTACCACCTCCGGATCCTCCAGCATCAACTCTGTCTTGAGCTTCTTGTTGAAAAGACTCTTGTTCATCTTTGTAGTCATCATCTCCAAAACCAGCATCAGAACCATAATAACCAGGACGTTTTCCATCAGGTCTTTTTTTAGCTAATTGAAAAGTAGTATTTCCAGGTGATCCATTACTATGACCCATGATACCTCCATTCATAGCCATGGTCCGTGGTTCTTGCATCATGTCTTGAGGTTGAGAGCTCATATCATTATAAATTTCTCTAGCTTTTATTGAAGCTGATTCAGGATCCATGCCGTCAGCTATTAACTCAAAGTAAATTTCTTCTAAAGTTGCTGCTTGGCCTGACTCCATAGAAGCCATTTCCATGATCCCTGATCCTTGGTCCGGGTTCATATCTCCTTCGTACTTGATGCTTGGAGCACCAGCCGTTAGTTCTTTTTCTTCTATAATATCTGTAATTGCCATGTTTATTAAAATACCTTATTTTTACTTAATTTACAACTCCGAACCTGCACCAAAATTAATATCTTCTACGGTTACATTAACATCTCTACGGATATGTTCAGGTTTAGTATCAGTATTAACGTTCTGTACATCAGCTAATGCTTCGGCATCAGACATATACTCTTGTCCTGTTTGTGTATTAGTTAAAGTTACCTCACATTTAGGAATAACCACTGTAACACTTTTACCGTTAATTATCTCTTGTCTTTTGCTTGCTTCTGTTTCTATAAATGACATTATCTATCCTCTCTATTAATTTCTAGTATGGATGACACTACAAACAATCTGTTTGCATCACCTGCTGTTACTTCTAATACTTCATTTTCTAACATAATCAAAGGTTCAGTCAATAGCTGATCTGATGCATTAGCAGCTACAGCCTTAGCATTGAACAAAGTAAACTTAGCAGCACTTGCTGGATCACCATCAAACAAATCTACACTAATTGTAGTAGCACTTCCATTATCACTGCTGACTAATATTGATTTTACAATAGCCCTAGAGTTAGAAGGTACAGTATATAAATTTGTAGTATTTGTAGTGGTTAAATCTTTTTTAGAATTTAAATATATATTTGCCATGTTATCCTAATCCAAACCAAGTGTATCGTTCTGCATCTTCTTTTAATTGAGTTAAAAATGTAGAGTTTAACTGTTCAACAATAGAAGTTAATGATCTATTTATTTGTCTTTGATTATCTTCACTATATTCTTCTTTAGGTTCAGGTAATCTTACTACAACTCTTGTCATTATCTTTTTCCATCCGGTTGTAAATCAATTAAGAATGTTCCGAATCTCCATTTTTCTCCAGACCCGGTATTTTCTATTTTTAAACTTGCATATCTTCCTCTTGCTCTAGTGTCTTCTTTAGTTGTAGAAGATGTAATTGTAAAAGGACTTAGTGTACTCTCTTCAATACTTGCAGAAGGGTAATCTTTTAAACCTATTGTAACGTTTGCATTCCCTGTCAATGTTTTAAAATCTGGTACAAATCTTCTCATAGCTAAAAATGTTTCTGGTTGTTCTTGTTGTAAAGCAATATCATAAGATTGTAAAGTTGAAGTTAAAGCTGTAGTTGAACCATCAGGATTAACCTGATCAGTACCTACTTCGTGTTCAAATAATGTAGTTCTACCTAATCCGTCTTCCCCAATAATGCTAGGAAAAGTACCGTTAGCTGTAGAATTATAACTAGAAGCATAAGGCTTTGGATAGATTAAAGAATCAATCCAAGATGTTCTAATTGAATTAGTGTTAACTCCTGTGTACCAATTACCCATTGGAACTTTTTGAGATTCACCATAGTTAAATACAACATACCTATCATTAAAATTTGAATTAGAGGTAGGGTACCACCAAGTTACTTCTGTAAATAAATTATTTATTCCTGCACAGATCTGTTGACCTTTAGTTGTATCACAATCGCCAAATACATAATCTTCAACCGAACAAGCTAACGAGTTAACAGTACCATCAAAAGAAAAGAAACCATTGTTAGACATCCAATAAGCAACACCATCAATTTCAACAGCTGCATTTTTACCAATCAATCCACAGTTAGTACCAACTTGTTCAAACCCAAATGTAAAAGGTGCTCCTACAAATTTCATTGTATATAATGCGTTGTCTGTCCAAACTAGAATATTTTCTTTAGCAACAATACTTCCTACAATTTTAGTACCATCCTGTAATCTTTGTGAACCAGCACTGTTAGTTGCTTTAATTGTATAAGCATTAATAGCTTCTTGATCTGAAAATCTTACAAACATATCATCTTGAGTTGTAGCATCCCCAATATCATTTTCTGTTCCAAAGTGAATTAAGTGACGTGTTGTTGGTGATATTAAAGTTAATCTTGAAGCAGTAGGATTACCTACACCCGTTGCTATAGCTGTTTCAAACCCTGAAGTTGTTGTTGATGCTCTTGTTGTAAACCTTGCAGCAATACCTGAGTTCCATGTAAAAGTTTTACCATTAGAAATAGTTGCAACAAGTACTTGACCAAAATTACTCAATGACCATAGACCTGATTCTAAAGTAACTGTCGATGCTTGAACAGCTGAACCCCAACCAGAATAATCTGATGCATCAGTAACTACAGATCCAGTAGCATGAGCTTGACCATTTGATGTTCCAGTAGTAGCCGTTCCAAATGCTCCTCTAGTAATACCAGTTAAAGTATTCGTACCTTTTCCTGTATAAGAAATTAATTCATTACCAACTGCTATAGTTCCTGCAGTTGGAAATCCTGTATTAGATACAATATTAATTGTAGTTCCTGATCCCGCTGTTCCTGCAGTATCCGCAGTTAAAACTCCATTTAAAGCAGTGGCCAAGGCTCCTGATACAGGGCCTCCATATTGAGAGATACCAAAACCATAACCATAAGTTTGTTGTGCAGGTCCTACTGATTGATAAGGTTCTACAATCATAGTACCACCAGTTGACACTGCTCCAGTTGCTTGGTTTAAAGAATCAATTGTAAATGTAGTGTTAGTGGGTACTGTTAAAACTTGAAATAGTTTGTCTTCAAAATCAGCAGCAGATAGTCCTGTTCCACTAGGTAGTGTTACAGAATTTAATAAAATTATATCTCCAACTTTTAAACCATGCGCCGACGTAGTTGTGATCGTACAAGTTTTATTTGAAGTACTATTTGTGGCTAATGTAGAAGAGGTAAACGTTGTTTGAACTCCAGCATTGTTGCTACGAAAAGGAGTTATATCAAAAAGTTGTCCTTCAAAATAAAGAAGTAAAAATTTATCAGTACCTATTGCAACATAACGGTTACCTTCTAAATCAACAAATGAATGTAGTTTTCTAGAGACACCTACAATTGTATCTAAAGTAAGTGAAGACCAACCTCCAACTTTTTCTGGAAGTCCATATCTAAATCTTACGTTATCTGATTCTACCCAACGTCCAACTGCACCTACAGCTGTATCTTGTTTGTTTACACCGGGTAAAAATTTAATGGAAGTAAGAGCCATGGTCCGTGCTCCTTACGCTGTGTTCGTTTTATACGCCCAGCCTCTTGTAGAATCTACAAAAACCAAAGTAATAGCTTGACCATTAGTATTTAATGTTAAATTACTTGTGCCAGAGTTAATAGGTTTGTTGTTCCTGTTAATAATACAGTTGTTAGATCCAAAAGTTCCTCTAGCGTCTATAATTGTAACTTCATCTCCTGTAGCTGGAGCAGCAGGTAAAATTATTGTAATAGGGTTAGAAGTAGTATTTGCTAAAATTTGATTTCCTGCAACTGTTGTGTAGGATGAATTAGAATCTGTAATTGTTGCATAACCTTTTTCTATAAGAGTTGTAGTAGTTTGAGCCCCATCTGAAACACACATCAATGTAGATCCAGGAGGTATAGGTTGTGCTGTTCCGCTAGTAGTTAAAACGTCTAGTGTTCTATTTGAAGTTCCTCTAACAGTAGCGTCTTCTATAAACCATAGTCTAGTTACTCCACTACCACTAGGCATAGTTAAAGTTCTGTTAGCTGAAAGAGTGCCTGTTAATTTTAAAAATATATTTTTACCGTTTGATTCCGCACCATCTGTTAAAGCTAAAGTAATGTTAGCTCCAGCCATATCTACCGATAAAACTCCTGATGAGGATTGTTGTAAAATTTGTAAATTTGTATTAGTTATTGTTCCCCAAAGACCAGCTTTCTCTCCGGTTGTTACAAGTTCTAATTTTAAATCTGATGAATAACTTGATGCCATAATTTATTCCTAAGTTGGATCTATTGGTGTCCAAACCATTGTTGCTCCAGGTATAATATTTTCCCATGTTATAACGTTCGGGTTTCCAGAATCTATTTCTACCTGAGATCCGGTTACATTTACTAACGCTGTTCCAGTCACTGTAACAGCTCCTGTTGAAAGTGTCAACGTGTTCTTCACTGCAGTTACGTTTGCGTCTGCTGTAACTACAACAGTTCCAACACTTAATGAAGTAGCATTACCTGTAACACTAAAATTAGCATCTGCTGTAAGTGTAACAGTTCCTGTACCTAAAGTTACACGATTTCCAGATACGTTTTCAACATCAGAGTTTGCAATGATTCCCGCATTACCAATACTAATTGTTAATTCATTTTTTGTTACTTGAATTATTACATCATTATCATCATCGACCGTAGAAAAAGGTCGTTCAGCAAATGAGGCAAATCCGAAGAGCATTGTCTAGCTCTTTGGGTTATCTGATTTAATTTTTGCTATTCTTGCTTTCCAACTATCTATACCATTGTCATAAATTTCT